AGTTTATTCTGAAAGAACTGTATGTCGTCTATCTGACCAAGCGTTTGGCCACCTTGTAGTGTAGTGATCTCAGTTCCCTTACCGCCTTCTCTTCGCGGCATCCAAAAATCTTCAAGCATAGACATATGCTTGCGATCATCTCTAACTTCACCCGTTGTGGCGTCGTATACGATCTTATTACGGAACTTATTCATTAGATCGTTGACGTACTGCTCAGCTTTAAGCTTTGGTAGGTTACCAACGTCAACGTAGAAGATTCTTCTCTCAGGCGCCCGCGCGATTCTATAGATGACTAGAGCGTCTTCCATCATCTTAAGTTGATTGACGACCTTGATGGCTTTATGGAGGTACGATAAAACCATACCACTATTATTGTCTATCAAGCCAGACGGCGTGTATACAACTGAATCAATTGGAAGCTTAATTCCTTGAGTGCTGGTGTCCGCAATACCCTTGTCGTTATAGACATAGTACTCGTCTATCGAGACGACGACGTCGACACCTTTCTCGTTCTTTTTCTTCTTAACGTCCTTAACCTTACGTATCTTACGTGGGTCAACGTTTCTTAATTCTTGAATGCCATCCTTGACGTTCTTTTCATCTACTAGAATATGATAGTAGATTCTACCGTCTATGTACCATGTTCTGAAGATGTCGTGTCCTTTTTCGTCGAACTTAAGAATCTTAAGTATGTTAGCGAACTCTTCATTGATCTTAGTCTTAATAGAAGACGAAACCTTCAGATCATCTAGTTGGAGTTCTATAACCTTCTTATTATCCTGATAGACTACTGCTTCATTGACGATATCGTCAATAGCGCTGTCGCAGTCTGGATAGTACGACACCTCTCTATATCTTCGAATGAGTTCGTTCTCATTCTTAAGAGATGTCTCTAAGTCGACGACTTGGCTGTAATAGCCCGCTGCAGACGTGACAACAGTAGCCCCATCATCTCTGGCTGGGGCTACTACTGATACCTGCTCTTCAGGCTTCTTACGCTTTATCTCAAATCCAAATACTTGCATTATATAAGAAAACTAGTTAAGCTTCTAAAATTTCAGGCGCTGTATTGCTTGTCCAGAAATTGTATGTGAATGTGACGTCAAACGTTTCGATTACGTTAGCTTGATCGTAATCTAGAGCGATTGCGCCGATCTCAGTTGGATAAGCATCAACGAACTGATAAGCTTTTAAAGTTTCACCATTTCTATCTAATTGTTCAACTGCTAGTTGAACTTGATAGTCAAGAGGATTTGTTAGACCATTCGTCGCGGTGTAATTCTGAGCGCCATTAGACCAAAACTCCATAGCATCTCTTAGAGCAAAGTCAACGTCGTTGTATATGGTTACACTCCATGGAGCGAAAGTTCTCTCGCCGGCGAAGTTAATTGCGCGGCCTCTGTATTGAACTGGGATGTTTTCAATAGTAGAACCCGGCAACTGCGCTGCCTTGCAAAGAAACTGTGCTTTGCTTCCAACAGATGCACCTAATGGGACAAATGATGGAAATGTTAGAGTCACTCTAAATTGATTAGCGCGTGCGCCGCCGCCAGTCATATGAGCTTTAAAATCGGAAATTCTTGCCATTTTTGTTTATCTCCTTGGATAATTCTTTATCTATTTATAGGAAGGGCTTGGCCCTTCCTATTAAGCACCAATTTCTTCAAAGCTTACGCCAGAACGTGCCGCAATAAAGTTTAGTGTGATGAAGTTGATAGAGCGATTTGGCTTGATAAAGATGTCTGCAACAAATCGATTTCCATCGACGACTTCTCCAGTGTTGTTTGTTTCGTCACACACCACTCTATAGTCAACTATTCCACGGCGTCCTTGAACTTCACGTAGATATGGTTCTACGAGATTCTTAAACTGGGCGCGGGTGAATCCATCGTTGAATTCGAATAGTTGGAACTTAGCTGCTCTAGAAATTGTCTTCTCTAGAACGATAAAGAGACGACGAACATTGATTCTGCTGAAAGCGCTTGTGCTTAACAGTAGAGTCTTGTCTCCATATAAGAATGTTCCCTGACCCTTAAACGTAACAACTGGATTGATAGACTGTGGATACAGAATATCGCGTTCAGCAGCATTTGGATTGTATGCAAGCTTGACTATATTCTTAATCGCACCTCTGTTCAAGCCACCAGGAGAGAACCATGGATCGGCGATGTTGTCTGTGCGAGCGCATAGACCCGCTACGTCACCGTTTAATGGAACCCAAACATATCTATCATTGTATCTGTCGTACTGATACTTAAATCCACTATCCATCACTACATAAGATGCTTCGTTACCAGCAATATTCGCAGCGTCTCTGTAATTAGTCATCAATGTGATTGCAGAAGTGGAACCACTTGGACCAGTTATTGGATTACCTGTGTCGACGTTTCTTGGAGATACGAACATCATGCAATCTTTACGAATTGATACGATGTTGCTGAAGACGTAATTTGCCACGACTGGAGAAACATTTCCTAATGGTAGAAGAGAAATATCATATTCGTCTTGGGCAGAGAACTTTTCCCATGCAGCCTGTAATAGAGCGTCCGTTGATGTGAAGTCATCCTTACCATATACAAGTGATCTAGAACCAGTGACAGCGCTTCTGAAAACTTTCATCCTGGCGTTACCGGTAATAGCTATCACAGCTGAACTGCTAAGACCCCAATTAGCCTTAGATACGCTAACTATTGTCGCTGAAGTTTCAGAACCAGAAGATATCGGTTCTACAACAGTGATAACGTAGCCAGTAACAACAGCTCCACTTAAAGTAGTTGTTATATTTGCAACTGTGTATACATCGTTGTTGTTAGTAGTGTTGGATATACTGATCTGACGTGTAACTTTATCTACTGCACCATCCCAGAAAGTCTTGAAATTACCTACTTGAGTAAGTGCAGTTGCGTCTGTGATAGTTATTGTCTTGTTAGTAGAGTTGAAGACAGCTGGCTTATTAACTATGATGTTATTGCTAAAATTAGACGCAACTTGACCATTATTGAATTCAGAGTAATTATCGATAGTTGGATGATCCATCCACCATACGTAGCGTGAATTTGAATTCATTACGTTTTGGTAATAGTTCTGAGAACCATCTGTCTTAAGCGCGTCAAACACTTTTGATACAAATTCGAATTTTTCTAGAACACCAGATGGTGTTCCACTAATAGTACCCTGAGTGTTGTCTATAACTAAGATGTGCATTTCATCGTCGGCTATTCCCTTAGTGGCAGCCCATGCAGATGTACCTGGAACGCGACTGAATAAGTTCTTATATGCCTGAGGTTGAGCAGTCCAGTTACCTGAATCTATAGTAATGATTCTCATTCCGTTTGCCCAAGCGCCAGCAGTCTTAGCAGCCCAAGGACCAACTACTCCAGCGCCAGTATCGTAGCCGGCCGCGTTGTATGCATCTAGGTTCTTAATTCTTATACCAGTAAGAGTGAGTCTGTCTACGTTAAATGTAGCGGCAGTTCCTCCAGCACCAGGTGCAGCAGCAGTTACCGTTGGAACTGCAGTATAACCATAGCCTGGATTTGTGATAGTGATGTTAAATGATGTACCACCAGTCCATATTGCAGTACCAGTTGCAGTGACACCACCCTCGATCTGAGGGGCGCTGAATGTTAACGTAATGTTTTCGGTGTCTTCGACGTAACCAGTGAAAGCTCCGGAGTTTGTCAGTCTGATGTCAGCAGCTGAAATGGAACCTCTTGCTGTCGAAACTGCATTGTATGAATTGTTTTCAGATCGACATACGTATAGCTTGTTTGAATAAGACAAGAAATTAGCCGCTGCAAACCATGATGAAGCGTTTTCTGCAGTTGGTGCACCAAAAACGCTCACTAATTCATTCTCTGAAGAGATGAGGACTGGTTCTTCAACCGGACCTTTAGCAAACTGACCTGCAAACGCTCCGACAGATGTAGACACGGAAGGTGCCACAGATGAAAAGTCTTTTTCAATGACTTCTACGCCTGGACTTACTAGATTAGGCATATTGAAACTCCTTTAGGGTTAATGTTAACATTCTAAAATGTTAATCTATTTATTTTTCTCATTTCTTACTAAAAGTTTAGTAATTGAGCGTCATCCTCTACATTCCCATCATTGTAAAATCCAAACGGAGTGAGCTCTTCTTCGATCATCTTAATTCTATTTTCATAGATCACTTGTCTAATATTTATATCATTCAAATCTTTGAAATATGGGTTGGTTGACAGCCAAGAAAACAGCACTAGCGTCATAACTAGGTCATCGTTATAGCCATCATCAGCCGCATAGGAATTCTTCTTTTCGATGAAAGTGGAGATTTCAGAAATGACGTCTGCATCTGGTATCAGCAATTTACTCTCCTCGACTAGAGACTTAAAGTTAATACATCCGACTCGCTTAACCTTCTTATCAGTCACAACTCCTAGTTGTGTTTTTCCTCCACCGAATCCAGCTGAGACGACTTGACCGTTAGAGTCTCTATTTACGAAGAGTATATTCTCGTACTCGTATTCATGATGTAGGATGTTCGCCACTTGCTCTGAAGAGTTTATCTCTATTAGAACATAAGCTTCATTGTATTCCTTAGCTACTTTATAAATGATAGAGGGATAGAGAAGAGGACTGATCTTATTGTCTCTATACTTTCCAACCATCTTATAAGGCACTTCAGTTATGTCAACTATCGTGAAGGCTGAATAATCTCCTCCAACTCCTTTAGCGGTATCAGCTATGATTACATAGGAGTGATTTCGCTGCACTAACTTTCCTTCACTCTCCACCTTCTTTATAGGCTTCTCGTATATGTCTAGACCATCCTTCGTGTATATCACCGGAGATGGAGACAGTCTAGCTATAGTGTCTGAGTTGATCAGTGTTAGACTTGAGCCTAGGAAGTTGCACAACACTTCTTGATTAAACTTCAAGTCGCCAAGGATTCTTCTCTGCTCTTCTGCCCACTTCTCATCTCTTCCAGGAATCTCCCAATATGGAATGAAGAGGGGAACGAATCCATTACGCCCGTTCTTAGCGTCATTCCAATACTTCCAGAAGTGATTGAAGCCAAGTGGAGTAGAAGACAGAAGAATCTTCGTGGTTTCACCAGCAGAGATCGTAGGATATACTGATGTAAAGAACTGCTCTGCGATAGTGTTTGGTATGATCGCAGTTTCGTCCACATACAATAAGTTAACAGACTTACCACGAATACCAGAAGCAGAAGTTGCAGC